CGCGTCAGAGTAGATGGCGAAGAAAAAGAGGTAAACCTAGATGAACTCAAACGCGGGTACTCAGGGCAAAAGTATATCCAAAAGGGCATGGCTGAAGCTGCTGAAGCTAAAAAGCAAGTTGAGGAAGTAACTCAGAAAGTGACCCAAGAGCGTCAAATGCTTGCGCAGATGATGCAACAAATCCAGAATGGCGAAGTACCGCCTGTGCCACAATATCCATCAGAGGAACTACGAGCTAGTGACCCTCTAGGCTATTTGGAAGCAGAGGCAGAATATCGCCGTGCCGTTGATAAGCGTAATGATTTTGACCGTAAGGCTCAATATGTTGCGCAGCAGCAGCGTCAACAAGAGGAACAGCAGCACAATCAGTATCTTGAACAACAGGCTATGCGCCTTGCGGAATGGATGCCTGAGTTCTCTGATCCAGAAAAGCGCTCTGTGTTTATCAAAGATATGTCAGTCAAGGCAAAGAAGCACTACGATCTTTCTAACGAACAGATTTCTAGTGTGAAAACTGCTGAAGAAGTCATTATCTTAAACGATGCGTTGAAATGGCGTGAGTTACAGCAAACCAAAGCCAATGCCACTAAAAAGGCAGAGGGTGCGCGTCCTGTGGTCAAGCCAGCAGCAAAACGTGCGGCTAGTGCTGGAAAAGCATCAAAAGCTAAACAAGCTCAAGCGCAAATGCAGAAAAGAGGCACGATAGATGATGTTGCCAATTTTCTTCTTTCTTAAACTTTTGCAATGAAAGGACACAGCAATGGCTGTTACTGCAAACACCAACGAGACATATGATGTCACAACAATCCGTGAGGATTTAGCATCAGCAATGGCCTCGATTAGCCCAACAGAGACTATTTTTATGTCTTCTATTGGAACTCGTAATGCTGAAAACACTTACTTCGAGTGGAGTGAAGTTGATTTGGCGGCTACTGGTGCGAACCGGCAAATTGAAGGCGACAGTGGGCTGTCTAACTCAGCGCCTACTAATGCTGTTCGCAAAGGCAATTATACTCAAATTTCTGCCAAGGTTAGTGAGGTATCCTCAACTAATAACGCGGTGAATGGTGTTGCCAATGCGCAGACCGTAGCGAAGCAAGTAGCTTACAAATTGTCTGAACTGAAACGTGATATGGAAGCAATGCTTCTGGACAATGTTGCGGCTTCTGCTGGGGCATCTGGAACGGCGCGTCAAACTGCTGGTCTTCCTGCATTCTTAACCACAAACACTTCTCGCGGATCTGGCGGTGCAAACCCAACCACTTCTGGAACTGGTGAAAGTGGTTCTCCGAATGCTGCGGCAACAGACGGTACGTTACGCCCATTAACGGAGACACTCCTCAAGAGTGTGATAGCTGACTGCTGGAACAGCGGTGCAGAGCCATCAATCGTATTGTGTGGATCTGCGCAAAAGCAGAAAATCTCAACCTTCTCAGGGAACTCAACACGTTTCAAAGAAGCAGAAGATAGCAAGCTTAACGCTGCGATTGACGTTTACCAGAGTGATTTTGGTGAGCTACAAATCGTGCCAGCCAGACATATGCGCGTTCGCACAGTGTCAAGCGTAGCCTATACACCAGATGTATTTGTTCTTGATCCAAACTATGCAGAGGTTGCTTATTTGCAAACGGCAAAGCAAGAAACCTTGGCGAAAACTGGTTTGGCAGAGCGCCGGTTGATTTCCTGCGAATATGGCTTACAAATTACTTCGCAAAAAGCACATGGTGTTATTGCTGATGTAAACGCCAGCTAAATTTAAGTGTGGGGGGCTGTAATGGCCCCCTGCATAAATAAAGAAAAAATCTAAGGCAAAAAAGAATGCAAAATAATATTCTGAATACCAAAATTTCTGCTGAAGATGACAAGGTTATTATAAGCAGATCACAAGATGTAAGCGCAATTTTAGACTATAACAAAGAAAAGCAGATAGAAGGTTACAACCGTAAATCTGACTTGCGTCACGTTACCTCAATTCCTTTTGTTGTTGTTGAAATCTGGCTAAAAGAAAGTGGGTTAAAAATCGGCTCGCGTGAGTTTGCTGAATATGTTAAAAAGAAATTGCTTTCTGGAGATTATAGCAAGCTGATGATACATGGTTATTAGGGCTAGAATAATGAAGTTTATGGAAGATTATATGGGCTTTTTCATAGCTCTGGCCGGTGCTATAGCTGCGTCAGGTTGGTGGATCATCAATAATCTTCTTACTAGCAAGTCTCAAATTAAGCTTCTTGAGCAAAAAACAGACATGATGCATGAACTGTTAAAAGAAATGCGTGACGATCAAAAAGAGATGCGGCGCGATATTCAGAATTTAGCTGTCAAGTAAAATGTGATATAATTGGGCCATGATTTGCGCCCTCACATCTATTGCCTTTGGAATGTTTCCGCACGGGATCATGTATAAGGCTTGCCGGTATCGCTGCCCGCGCCCGTCATTTTATTACCATTACCCAAAAATATACAGAATACATCCTGATGCTAAATGCTTGGGATATATCATTGTGGGGCGAGATGCATGATAGATCCGATTACAGCAATTAGCGCAGCAACAGCCAGTTATAATATGGTTAAGAAATTGGTTTATGCGGGCCGTGAGCTAGAGGATGTAGCGGGACAGCTTGGCAAGTGGTACGGCGCTGCGGCAGATCTTGGCCGCGCAGAGCAACAGCGTAAAAACCCGCCTATCTTCACTAAGCTGTTTTCATCTGGCTCAGTAGAGCAAGAAGCCTTGCAGATAATCATTCATCAAAAGAAGCTGGCAGAGCAAGAGAAAGACTTGCAGCAAATGCTGAACAATCGTTTCGGATACGGCACTTGGCGCGAAATGGTAGAGCTTCGCCGCAAGATTAAAAAAGAGCGCGAGGAAACGCTATATAAGCAGCAAGAACGTAAGGCTGCATTCTTTGAAACACTACTCTTGATATTATTATTTGCGATGCTGGCAGCAATTATAGGCGGCGGCACATGGTTGACAGGCTTGGGCGCTGGGTGGTGGTAAATGGCTGACGGTGTAAGCGGCGTAGGAACTGCGCCATTTAACGTAGGATCTGACATACACCAGCAAACGCAGACGCGTGAGCGCATAGAAACGCATCTGGTAGAGCAAAGGGTGGCAAAGGAGCATAGGGCTAACCACACGCACCTAGAAGCGCTCAGAGAACAAAAGTTGGACTTAGGCAAAGCTTATGATAGGTTTGGGGCCAAGACTACAGCGGATAGACCGCAAGGAACTAAGATAAACATAGAGGTGTAATATGGCGAATACCTTTGAAAAGATTTTGCAATACAAGCTCATGCCACGTTTTATGATGGTTGTTATGACGATTATGTATATCCGCGTGATTGAGTGGGGAATGAGCTTGGATGACTTGTCAACTCAGCAGTCTGCAATGATTTCAGTGGTCAGCGGAGCGATGACAGGAACGATAGCCGTTTGGCTGGGGTCTGAGAAATGATTGACAAGCTGATAGCGCCGGTCACTGGCCTCTTAGACAAGTTCATTCCAGATGCCGACGAGAAAGCAAAGCTCGCGCACGAGATTGCCACCATGTCATCTAAACACGCGCAAAGCTTGGCCCTCGCTCAGATACAAGTCAACGCAGCAGAAGCAGCAAGTGGATCAGCTTTTAAAGGTGGCTGGCGTCCTAGCGTGGGTTACATCTGTGCTATTGCCTTTGGTTGGCATTTTGTTGGCCAGCCTGTTGCCCTTTTTGTTGTAGCTATGACGGGCACAGAAATTCCACCATTGCCAGAGTTTGACATGGGAACATTGCTAACTGTTCTTGGCGGTATGCTAGGAATTGGTGGTCTTAGGACATATGAAAAGCAGAAAGGCTTAACCAAATGAGAAAGATAAACGAGATTATAATTCACTGCACGGCAACAAATCCGAAATGGTATGCTGATCGATCTGTTGAAGATGTGGTGAAAGAAATCAGACGGTGGCACGTTGAAGAGCGTAACTGGTCTGATATTGGCTACCATGCAATCATTCACCGTGACGGATCTGTGGGGTATGGTAGGCCCGTAGAGCGCTCTGGGGCGCACTGTAAGGGCCGAAACAAGTCATCCATAGGGGTAAGCCTAGTGGGTGGCCGTGGTGGCTGTGCTGACGATGCTTTTCTGGACAACTTTACACCAGAGCAGGAGACAGCTTTGCGTGAGTTAATTGTGGAATACAGCGCCAAGTTTCCCAGCATCAAGGAAATATCTGGACATAATTCATATGCAAGAAAAGCTTGCCCTTGCTTCGCTGTTAAGGATTGGTCATAAGCAAAAGTCGGGGCTGGCTCATAGGAAACTGTGACAGGGTTGTGATGAACTTGCTGGCCCCACGAAAAACCCCGCCACTACACAAGGAGAAGATAGTGACGGGGGAGAAGGTTTGACCCTTCATCTATGCAGCGTGGGAGGACGCAGCATTCTGAGCTAATCGCCGTTTTCGCCGGTACTGATTGACAATGTTACGGCTGCAATTCAATTCTGCCACAATTTCGTCTGTGGTCATACCTTTTTCTAAACGCTCATTGATCTTGGTCTTAAAACCATTTGGCCTTCCCAAGCGCCCGCCTTGTTTTTGTTTTTTCTCATATTCCTCAACCTTGCCCCAGCTTGGGTTGTTTCCCCAGCTTTCTTTGCTTCTAACGTAATTCATATCTGCTTTTGCCATCTCTATCATTCTGGCGGCTAACACGGTTTCATCCATGAATGTTTTTCCCTTCTTTTTGTAGTGATAAGATAAATGATTTTAATTCGGCTCTGGCGCGTTCCAAGTCTTGTTTGACGTTGGGGTGCGGATCTAGCCTAAAGCTTTCATCTTGCAAACGATCTACTTGCCCCCGCAGAAACCGCAAATGTGCGTGATCGGCTGATGTAAGGCTCTGCATTAATGTACCCCCCTTTTTGGCTGCGTTTGAAATTGATCTGCCAATAGTGGCAAAATCTTACAAGGCTCTTAGCATCCCATTCCAGAATTTCTGAAGCCTCTGAATAAGTGTAATCATCAGCAAGTGATTTGACCAAAGCAATTTTTTCTTGCTGGTGACGGTTGCGGATTTCTGCCCAAGTTTCCAATTCACTGCTCCTGTTCTGGCCGCGGCCGTGGTTTGATGTTTGGGATAGTGCGGCGGTAATCTGCTTCACCGCCCATTTCTACGCACTGAGGCAGAAAGAGCCGCTCAAGATCATAATACTCAGAAAACGCTTTGCATTCATCTGGCGATGAAAAGATGACAAACGCCATAAAAACTGGTTCAGATAAATTCATAATCTCTTCACTTTTCTAATTATAATTCCAATAAACATCAGCATTTTCTTCGCCTTCTAAAACCCTAACTATAGAATGTTTTGCTTCAATAAACTCGCATTTATAAATTGGCGGCGTTTCTAGTTTTGGCTGTTTATGAATGGTCTTGTTGTATTTTGGCTTAAAAAAATCAATCAAAGTGCGCTCATGGTCATTTACCTCGTAATACTGGTCAGTAAAAATTTCTTGACAGTAAACTTTTTTAACCTCTGAAAACCAATGCTTTGATCCTTTGTGTTGAGCAACGCGTTGATGAATATCTTTGGTTCTGCCGATATATAAATATTCATCTTCATCGTTCATGAAGCAGTAAACATAATATGGCCCGCGATAGCCTATGATATATGACATCAAATCCACCCCATGCTAACGCCAAAGATCCAGCCTAACACCACCGCAGCAATCGCCGCAGTGATGATGATGTCTTGTACCCAATTAGTCATTGATAACTCCATAGCTACGACATAGCTGGTTGCGCGTTGGAGCGTGTTTGATGCTTTGCACGATCTTGATGATCTCATCTAACGTGCCGTAGAGGGAAGCAGATTTAAGCTGCGCGTTGAGCATATCAACTTCAGCATCGGTTGGGCCTGTGTTGCAGTCGCAAGCCTCTGTGATCGTCACACTGTCATCAAACGAGTTGTGCTGGTGTGAGTAGCTGATAAGGCCCGTGCCTTTACATTGTTTGCAATTGTAGCTCATGGTGTTCTCCTTGTTGACCATGTTTGACATCATACACGTTACAGCCTACGCATCAAGAAAAAAAGTTTGCTAAAAACCATTTTAGGTTAATAGCAAACTCTTGGGGATAAACTGCTGTCAGTTATTGCCTTGACAGTCGCACATCACCATCAGGGCCGTAGCTCATCTTAAATTTTAAAGGCGCATCTGGGAAGCTGTCTAAAGGATTGCCACCCATCATATCAGAAAGCCAATCAATGCAGCGATCCCACTGCGCTGGGCGATCAGTTAAGCTGATGTCGAACCCACCGGCATCAATTACACTTTCCAGATAAATGGCTTTGTCTGCCTCAATAGCATACTGGTCTTTGACTGACTGCGTTGCTAGTTCTTGAATGGCTGCTTTAGTGATTTTCATAGCGTTCTCCTGTCGCTGTAGTGGGGGGGCCGTAGCCCCCTGATTATCAAACCAAGTAGTTTGGGCCTGTCCATTGAATTTTATAGTCATTGAAAATATTGCCACGCGCTTTATTGCGGGCTGGTGCTGACCAACCAGCGGCCTTGAGAATGTCACCGGCTTGAAACTTGGCGTCATCTGCCTTCATCACAAAGCCCCAGACCATTTCTTGATCGCGGGTTTTGGTAGTGATTTTGATATACTTTGGGCCAACCTTATAAGACAGGCCATCATCAAATTCAGCAATCATGCGGGCTTTGATTTCATCTGGGTTATCACCGTGCCATTTTCTGTAATCAGATTTAATTGCGGCCAGTAAATTGTTCATTGCGTTTTCCATTAGGTCATCTCCTTGTTGCCTATAAATCGAATATGGGGGATTATAGGCTACATTGCAACCCCTAAAGATAAAAAAAGGGGCCGTAGCCCCAATTTATTTTTAATGATTGATTGCGTGAACCCAGATGCCGTAGACCATCTTGTTGGAGCTATCAAAGGTATCGTGAGGGGTTCCCTCAATGACAGCGCAGTAGTGGCCCGCCATGCGAGCGATGCAGACGCCTTCTGTGTCAGCGGCTTTGGCTTTACGGCCATCAAACTTGGGAGCCGCCTTCCAAAACCAGCCATGCTTATTCAGCACTTTTTCATAGACGGTTTTTTTCAACCCGTTGCGAGCAGACTTTTTGCCACCCGCGTCTTTGTTAGCTTGCGCGAGTTCGCGGTAACAATCCTCATAAGAGAGGTCTAAAGCAATTGCCATAGCGCGAACACCACAGTCGCCAGCGGAGCCTTTTCGGCCAGAAGCGGAGCGCCCGCCATCGGTGTAAGTAAAGTTTGAATTAGTCATGTTGCCCTCCAGAGCGTTGCGGGGCCGTAGCCCCTGTTGATTAAAAGTAACCCTGAACTGATGCTGGTAAATCGTCAGGATGATAGCCATTTGCCAACATCGCTGCGGCTGGCTGTATCTCTTCAAGATCAAAACGCTGCCATGCGACTGAGCCATACTGTGGGTGACCGTCGTCCCAATGCTTAGGATCTAACGCCCCTCCCGCATCCAAATGATTCTCGATGCGCTCAACCATGCGCTCGACACGCTCACGCGCCTCGTCATGATTAACGTTGTTAGACTGTAAGCCCCAATCGTGAACCCAAGTGTTGCCTTGCTTGTCTGCAACTGTGACGTAGTAATTTGTCGCAATGTTATCGCTTGGCTGTTCAGCGTAAGGATTGGTGTACTCAAAATCCCACACTGACAAATAAACGCTTACGATTTTTTTATTATCTAGTTTCATTTGGGTTCTCCTTGTTGTCTATACATCATAGATAGTAGCTTATAGCCTACAAGTCAAGGGGGGGTAGACAAATAAATTAAAAAAAATATTATCCAGCTATGAATAAAGTTGAGATACAAGTGTCAGGACAGCCCCAAGGAAAGGGTCGGCCACGCTTTACGCGCACTGGTCACACTTACACCCCGCCCAAGACAAAAGAATATGAGGCTCGCATTCAAGCAGCAGCATGGTCAGCTATGAAGCAGCATGGCCTAGAGCCAACAGACAGGCCCGTTCACGTTGATCTAGTGGCTTTCATGGACATACCCAAGTCATGGCCCAAGATGAAACGCCTAGAGGCTGAATATGGAGCCATACGGCATATGAGCAAGCCTGATCTGGATAACATTGTTAAGGCTGCGCTAGACGGGATCGTTGGGAAGGTAGTGCTGGATGACAAACAGGTTCACAGCATCAGAGCCAGAAAAGTGTATTGTCATCCTGAGCGGGGGCCAGTTCTCTATATTTCGGTTGAATGGGAATAACTGTAATCTGGCCCATAAGTTTCGCGCCAAAGTTTCGGTTCACGATGGAGCGCGATTTTGGATGTGTCAAAAAGACCCTGATGGTGGCCTTCGCATAGCGGGATACAACTTGTATCTGGGCGCTTCTCAGTGCCGTGACGATCATGGATCGGGTGATGGGCTTGAGTAGCGCTTTGCTGCGCCTCTCCAAACCGCTCACAGACGCAGCACGGCTGCTCCCTAACCCAGCGCAGAAACTTCACGCTTTTTTTGTCTTTGGGTTCTTTAAGGCCAAGCGGTGGTTTGTTTGCTAAGTTTGTCACCTCAATTTTCCTCAAACTTATTCAAATGACATCCAATATTCTTTAATGCGTTTGCCATTTTCAAGCTTTATAAACTGGCTATCAATAACCACGCCTTGCTCTTTCAAATCTAAAATACGGCGCGGCAATGACCAGCAACCAAACTTATCTAAAGCCACCATACCTGTGATTGAATTGCCAGCCTCTAAGTAGCCTTTGATCGCCTTTGTTTGACTTTCCATATCCATTATAAACTCTCCTTTAAGAGTGGGTCATATCCGATTGCATCTGACAGCTTTTCCATAGCTGCCTCAAAGTATTTCATAAAATCTTGCTGGCTCATCTGGTCAAACGAAATGCTGTTTGGAATACGCATAAATTCTTCAGCCATTTCATTGTATTTCATGCTGTAGTAACCACACGCAAATTTTAGCTCATCGTGCAGATGTTTTTCCGTGGGCCATTTGCCAGTGTCTTTGCATACGTTGCGCAGCGCCGCCCAATAGAGATTGTGATGCGGGTTGGATCTCTTGCCGGTAGATGTCAGGTTAAAAACTTGACCATCAGCAAAATCTTCCATGCGCTGGGCATCATATTGAGAAACGGGCAATAGCTGCCGGTCTTTCAATTGCATTTGAAGCTTTGTCATTTTTGCCTCTTTTGTTGTGTGGGGGATTTACAGAACCCTTCCCCCAGAGGGCGCTCAAGAATGGGCGTTTTGTGAACACCCACCC